CCTCGCATGCCTAAGTTGGCTGCTGTGATAGCCAAATTGGCTGCGCCTACTTGAGCTGACTGTATGGTGTTAGCAAGGTCTATATAACCAATGACACCTAGATTAGCAGATGTAAGTTGCGCACTTTGTATTGTGTTGGCTAGATCAACATAGCCTTTTAATCCTACATTGGCCGCTGTTACATTAGCATTTAGGGCATAAGAACTTAGATCAACTGTGACATTAGCAACTACAGTATTAACATAACTTATAGTAGGAATAACGGTGCCATTGACAGTTAGATTACCTGTAGCATCGATGCCTAGCGGAACCCCACCAACGAATATGGTGTTATTGCTGACAAACAAGTCATTCCATTGATGTGTGATATTACCTAACGAGTATGCTACATTGGCTGTTGGTATAATGCTACCAGGTACTTCTAAGTTGCCTGAACTTCTAAAATTAAAGTTGTTTAAGCCACCTGTTTGGATTACTAATTCGCTACCTGGATTAGTGCCATTTATCTGTGCTATTGCCGCTGTAGTAACTCGTAAAGAAGTTAGTGTAGTTGATGTATTTGTTAGATAACTAAACACATTACTATCAGAATAAAGTGTGCCACCACCACCACCTACAACATACCCACCTACTGTTGATCCATCATGTAAACGTAACGACCAATTGGTGGTATTGACTACCAACTCGCCAGCCGCACCAGTATAACTACTGATCGCTGTTGAATTACCGCGTCTTAACTGTAATCTTCTTGGTGCAGTCATTATATCGTACCTAGATCAACATTGCCACTGTAGTCTGTGGTGCTTGAAGTAAATGCGTCTGTTTCAAATGCTGGATTAATGTTTAGTTCAGCGTAGACATTAAAATTATCATTGCTGTATGTGGGTGTTTCATAGACTCCATCATACTTTAAGAATGCCAGTTTATATTTGTTCTGGGGAAGCGTGTTTAAGAAATCACTGGTCAACATAGTACTAGCAGTAGCAGTTGTGACATTGCTAACAGTCACGCTGACATTGGCTACGACATTGCCTTTTAAGTAATCAATGATATACCCACTAAAGGTCAAACCCGCAATATTTGCCGCTTTCTGATCCTGGTTCTTAAATTTAATGGTTATTGGATTATCTGCACCACGGTAGATTTCTATTGGTCTTTGATACACGACTCGGTTCCTCGTTGTAATTGTGGGGTCATTATAGTCCAGAATCTGGACAGTGAAAATATTTGAATATAAATAACTTGTAATGATTGGCACTTCGCTGATCCCTTTAGAGTATTTATCGCAATCCTATGGAAGATAGTTACAAGAATTTACTAGATCAATATCCCTTTTTAAGCTTCGTGATTTACGGGGGCAATGACTATATAGGCATCATCCAAAATTCAGATGAAATCATCACTACTATCTATGATTACGCGGCTCTACGTACCCTAGCACAGAAAACTCGCTTTTTAGAGATGGCAGATCAGTGGTGGTGGGAAAGCAATAGGCTAGTGCCCATCAATGTATTCTTAAAGAAAGATTGGGTGGAGTTCAGGGTAGTACTGAAAACATTTAACAGCAAGGATGTGACTATCGAGCATGGCCCTTACGTAAGCCTAAAAGAAATAGCTAATAAACGCAGTAAACGCCGTAGTATTACATTAATTAGAAAGGTTGGTTAGTAGATTAAGATTTACCACTACTAATTGACTGTACGCAAGAGAATGGCTCTTTTTAAATGCGTACTCGCCCTCAACCTTATCCCATACAGTCTCAGCAACTTCCTTCCAAGTCCGACCTATTAGGTGTCTCTTTGCGGGCCTGATCACAGCTAAGAACATAGCTAGTCTAGGAATACTATCTACGGGCTCAGGCATCTTAAGCAAGGTATCATAGTGATTGTTGATGTGAATTAGTTGACTACATATCGCGGGGTCATATAACTTAGACCAATCAGGTTCTTGCATGAGCGTGATTAAATGTTCTTCGCTTTTTACTTGCTTATAAACATGGACATTAAGTAAGTCTAGTTTCATATAACCACGAGCTTCTGCGTCATTATAGTCTAAGCTGGCCGATCCTGAGAATGGATCTACGGGTATGTCTGTAGCATATACTCCAGTATTGTGACGTGTTAGTTTTCCATCACGTATGATGCTGGCTGGTGTGACATTTAACAAGTCTAGTACCTGTTGCCTATCACTGAAATCAATATCAATATCTGACTTAAAGTTTTTCAATTTTAGTGTTGACTCCGAATATTGTTTCTACGTTTTTTTCTTCAGGCTTTGATTCAGACAACTCACTCAGTTGTTTAGCAATTTTTGTTATGCTGTGCTGTATGTAGATTATATCATTATGCATCTTAACTATTTCAGATCTTAGTTTAAATAATTCTTCTTTTAATTCTTGTTCCATCATAGTCCTGCATCCTTGAGTATCTGTTTGACCCATTCAGTGTCTGCTACATAATCTTTAAACTTACGTTGCCAATACTCAGGATCTATCCAAGGAAGAATAAGACCAATTTGATCATCATTAAGAGCATCAAGAAAGTCAACACCGGTATCGCAATTAAACACAATCCAAGGACTAACCCTACCATTAGCGATGTGATGGCACACGCGATTAGGATTGCCAAACCTAAAATAATCACTAAATCCATTTTTAAACTCTCCATGTTCGTCTGCATAATCCTGCATCTCCTTTAGGGCACGTTCAAGAGCATCTTGGACTGCTTCCTTACGCATATAACCTCGTAGGTATTCTAAGTATACTCGCTCATGCGTCCAATGATCAAGTTTTTTGTTTTCTTTGATCACCCAATCTATAAACATCTTAGGATTAACAGCTCGGATACCAACCATGTGACGTCCAAATTTGACAAAGGCACGATAGTAAGGACTAGCAACGAAGTCCGTGTACGACTTCATCTTTGCTGATCCTTGTGTTAGTTCATAGAATCGTAAGTATGCTTGGAGTCCAAACTGTACACCAGTTTCTTTTTCTTCCTGCCAACGTCTTTTTTCTTCGCAAAGATGCGCAGCAAGGGTCGATTCCTTGCGGAACTCTTTACTACAATAGCGACACTTATAGCTCGGCTTTAATTGATTTGTCATCAAGTCCGAGGTTTCGTGCCATGTCTGCAATATCTCGTTTATCATTGATTTTTGCCATTAATTCTATTTCGTCTGATTTCATCGTAGGATATAACTTGGCCAAGAACTTCTGGCTCTTATTGTCACCTTCTTTTTTCTTACCCTTGAGCCAATAGTGGAATTGGTTGCCCATCTGTGGACTAACCGTGGTGCACGATAACCACTGTAGCTTGGGGTGTTTACCTAGATCAAAGAAGTTCTTGTTAACACGCTCATTGGTAGCCATGAGATAGTAGGCCTGCATGTCTGCATTGCCTGATACATTAGCACCATACTTGAGCATTAGGTAAGTTGAAAAACTTTTACGTTGTTCATCGGTAAACTTGTCATAGTACGCACGATCTTTGCGATCAAATGCGGCCATTTCATTACCAATATATAACGGATCTGGGTTACTCACTAGCGACCTTTACGTAGATAATTTAAGATCTGTGCCACACTCTGTTGCATGTTGGTATAATCTGATTTCAATCTTGCGATCTCTTCTGCTTGTCTCTGCACACGATCTTCTAGCTGTGTGAATGCCTGTTGGCCTTCACGTATGGTCTTGTCATGTGACAACAGATTTGGGCGTGGTGGTGCGTTTGGATCTACTGCTCGTTTCTTTTTCTGTTTAAATTGTTGTGGGTTAAATGCCATCTTTATATTCCTCTGAGAGCTTATATATAATTATACATTCTTCTACCGCGTGTTGTAAAGCAGTATTTCGATTACGGTGCTTATAAATGTCCGTCCACATGCGTTGTTCAATCAATTCTTTAGCTTGCCAGCTTTGCCCGATCATCACGCGAGATTCTATCGGTGCGTTTGCTTCACGAGCATAAATGGTATCACCACCATCTGGACTTTCATAGATATACGTTGCACCTGGTTTCAAATTACCCATTCTCTACCATATCTTACCGTAGTCCACCACCTCACTCTGCCGACTGATGTCTTTGACAAAGTAAGCACACAGTGGATGTGGTTCATCATTGATTGGCACTGCCAGCATCTGCCCAGGGCGCAGTTTGGGAAAATACCATTTGACATCCTGATAGATGTCCACGATCTCTATGGGATGGAACTCTGGTTTAAAGCTGTCTAAGGGATTGAAACAGAACACGCTAAACCCGCGATCGTTGATTGATGTCAACGGTATGACTTCCAAATCACCAAAGTCTGGTTCGCCGATAAGTATCTGCCAATCCACTGGCATCTTGACCAGATTATTACCAATGCGTAGCACCAACGCTGGACTATTGAAACTTTCTAGGAAGATTAATGGGATGAAGAAATAGTCAGGGTTCTTTGGATCGCTATTATCTAATATAGCGAAACGCAAATCCTCGACTTCATCTGGAATCTCATTCATTTCATACGCGGTGTTTTCGAGGGTCAGAATATAAATTTTTAATGCTCCTTTAAATTACTTTGATTGCCAATCCGTTTTTTCAACGATAAACGGATATGCTGCATCTTTGTAAAACTGTTTACGTTTAGTTAAATGCCTCTTGGCAAACTTACAGGTACTTGTTATGTCCCAGATTTGGACGAAGTCCTTGTCTTCCGCTTTACGGATACCACGCCCGATACTTTGGATGACCCTAACAAAGCTCTTACCGGGCTCAATAAGCACAAGGTTAAAAACACGAGGAATGTTGATGCCAACAGCAGCAACCCCATAAGTGGCGACAATAACCTTATCGTCCATAGTCGCAATGTCGTCATATTGTTCTTTTCTATCATCTGCTTTAGTGCCTCCAGACACGAATACAGCATCTTTAATTTTTTCTATTAGAGCACGTCCTGGTGCGATACGATCTACTAGCACAAGTGTGTTACCACTCTTACGTATTGACTCTACTAATTTAGCGATATAGTTTAATCGTTCTTCTGTTTCGAGTAAGTATCGCAACTCACTTTGGTAATCTTTATACTCTACATGATCAACTAACTGTAGAACGTTTACATGACAGTTAGCAAGTACACCCTGCTCTTGTAATTCACTGGCACTTAACCGGCCAATAACGTCACCTATACTACACTTTAGGCTGACAAATTCGTAGTCTTCCTTAGGTATTGTGCCAGTTAATCCCCAGCGTATAGGTACGTGTGCCATTACACCAGTAAGCAGAGTTTTAAGCGCATCTGCTTTGGCCATGTGTACTTCGTCAACCATGACACAGACAACATCTTGTAGGAATTCACCGATAGTGATGTCTACTTCGTGGTTGCGTGATCCTTTGAGCAAGATATTCAAACTCTGCCAAGTGCAGATAGTATGCGTCTTACCAAATTCTTTACGGTCTCCAAAGTAGACTCCAACATCTAATCCCATGTTCTTATAGTCTGCTTCTGTTTGTGTGACTAATGATTTGTTTGGAACGATGACTATGGTACGCCCATGTGGCTCACATCTATGACTCAGCACTGCGGTGATTAAAGTTTTACCTGCACCTGTGGCTACTTCCTGTAGGCATTGTGGGTTCTCTAAAAACTCATTGATGATCTTAACTTGATAGTCACGTAGCATGATCGGTGTACCTGCTTGAGGATGAGTCTTAGGCCATGTTAGATGACTGTAACTATCTTCACTGACCTGTTCAAAACTAAATTGTGTTTGATAATCGCGTAGATCTTCTACTTCTACATGATACCCTCGACTGTCTAAGTATACTAG